ATCCACAGCCAATTTAGCCACAAGGGGCGCGAAGGCGAGGGAGGCCACCCCGTAGTTAGGATTTGTGTGCAGGGCGATTTGTTGGGCGCGGTAGGCTTCGGAGATGGTGTTCATACCCCAGTTTACCCCGGTAAAAAAAAGTTTGCTAAAGGTGTTGACAGGTAGGGCGGTATGCCCTAATCTACTCCCATGCCAGCACGGTGCTGGCTCCACAGATAGGAGATACGAGCATGAACAACATCAACAAACTTGAAGCCGAACTTGTCGCAGCGGACAAGGCCGAGGCTGCGGCATGGAACCACATGGACAAGTGCTGCAAGGTGGTCAAGGCCAACATCGCGGACGCTATCGACGCGCATGAGGCGGCTTATCAGCGGCTGCTCAAGGCAAAGGACGCTGTGGCTGCTGCCAAAAACATAAGTTCTTGGCAGTCTGTGCGGAACCTGCTGGCAACGCCGCCTTGCCCTGCGCCGTGACCGCCACCGCTTTCCGTGCCGCGCTTGCCCTTGCTGGACTGACGCAACGAGGTGCTGCGCGTGCGCTTGAAATTAACGAGCGTACCGTGCGCCGGTATTGCGCTGGATACGCTGTGCCGCGTGTTGTTTGGTTAGCATTGGAGAGGCTTGCGCTCAAGCCGTGAGGGGTCTAGAGTCATGGTATCCTTCTGGGGGACGCTATGGCTTCGCACGAAAAAACCGCTGCGCTTTTTGTCGGAACCATGTTCCACAGCGCGACCATCACGCACCTTCAGCATCTTGCCACCAAGTCCTTCGCGCAGCACATGGCGCTTGCGGAATACTACGAGGCCATTCCCGGTCTTGTGGATAAATACGCAGAAGCCTATCAGGGTAGGTATTCAATCATCACGGGCTACGATGTCGAGTTCCACAAGAACTCCAACCCGAAGGCGTATGTGAAGGGGCTGCTGACCTTCCTCGACGAAATCAAAGGCTCACTCCCGAAAGACTCCGACCTTGTTAACCTGTTTGACGCGGTTGTGGATGGCGTGACGAGCCTTAAGTACAAACTCGAAAACCTCGAATAATGGCGAAGAAAGCGGAACCGTCACGGGTTGCTGCCGCGCTGCAATACCTCCAGCAGATGCGCGACCGTGCCGCTGACTTCGGTGGCGGGGTAGTCGATACCCTCGGTGACCGCGCACGGGATGTCGGTGGACTCGCCTACGAAGCCTTTACGAGCGACCCCAACATCGGGCGCATGACGACGGCAGAGTACGCCCAAGCCGCCGACCGCCCAACCCCTCGCCTAGACCAAGCCGCCCAAGACCTCGGTACCATCGGCAAGGCAATCGTCACGCAGCCGGTTCAGACGGGCAAGGCTCTTGTGCAGGGCGAGGTTGAACGCGCACGGCAGGCGATGACCAGTCCCCGCGCTGCTGGTGAGTACGCAGGGTCGATGGTTGACCCCATGCGGATAGCCGCCGCGCTACGCAAAACCGCCCCTATCGCTGAACTTGATGTCTACCACGGCACACCGCATCGGTTCCCCGAAACGGAGGCCAACCCGCTGGGCGAGTTTGACGCTAGCAAGGTAGGCACGGGAGAGGGAGCGCAAGCGTATGGGCATGGAATTTACCTTGCCGAAAGTCCGGGCGTTGCGAAAAGTTATCAAACTGCTTTAACGCACTCTGATGATTATGTTGATGGGCAGTTGCTTGATTCTTCAATACCTAATCATTTGCTTGCTCGCGTGTTAAGCGAAGAGTCAAATAATATAGATAATGTTCGTAATTCTTTAACTGCATTAACAAGACCGGGCGGATTAAAGTCTGTTGCAAATTCAGCAAAACAAGCATTAAAGTTGTTAGATGCTGGCGAAAGGCCAATTTTGCAAACAATTAAGCCAAAAGGCAGTTTTTACACCGCCGACCTCCCCGACGAGATGATAGACCGTATGCTCGATTGGGATAAGTCATTGCTTGAGCAACCGCTAGCCGTTCGTAAAGCATTGAGAGACGCAAAATTCACTCAAATTGCAGACGAAATAGAGTCGTCGTACCTTGAAAGTTTGCCCCCCGAGGCGCGGGCATTGGCATTAAAAATGATTAATGGCCCGTATGAAGAAGTCATTTCACACGATGGAAGGAGAAAGGGAAAAAATTTAATTGCAGCAAAAAACTGGGATGATTTGGAGCGATTAGCGCCCGGTATTGAACACAATGAAATCTTTAGAATACGAAATTGGCACTCCAACAAAAATGCACCAGATTTTTATGCCGAGTTGTCTCGCGTATCGGATAAAGAGGCATCGGAGCGTTTGCGTCAAGCAGGCATCCCCGGCATCCGCTACCTAGACGCAGGCAGTCGCGGCAAAGACGGCACCGGAACGCGCAATTTCGTCGTGTTCCCCGGTGAGGAAAAGAAGGTCAAGATACTTAAGCGGGATTAACAGGTTGATGCGGCACGGTAAACGAAAGTAAACTGTCCGCATGGCAGATTGTGAAGAAGTGCAATGGCTAAAGGCGTAAAGACAGGCGGGGGCAGTCGAGCAGGCATCCCCAACAAGGCCACAGCCGCCGCAAGGGAGGCCATTTCTCGTTTCGTAGACGGCAACGCAGACCGCTTGCAGGGCTGGCTCGACGAGATACACCAAGAGAAGGGCGCAGAGGCGGCGTTTAAGTGCTTCAGCGACCTACTCGAATACCATGTGCCTAAACTCGCACGCCACGAGCACAGCGGCCCAGACGGCAACAAGATTGAGATTGAGGCGACTTGGGGCAAGCCCGAGTGAAGCAGCGGGTAGAACTCCCGTACCGCCCTAGACGGGCCTTCATGCCGTTCCACGACCGCACAAAGCGGTGGGCCTGTCTCGTCGCGCATCGGCGTGCTGGCAAGACTGTCGCAGCGGTTAACGACATTATCCGCGCAGCCTTCATGTACCGGGGGCCGAATGGCCTCTTCGGGTATGTCGCCCCCTACCAGAACCAAGCACGCCGCATTGCGTGGGACTACTTTAAGCACTACGCCCAGCCGCTCATCAAAGATGCAAACGAAGCGCAAATGACCCTGACGCTGGTTAACGGCGCGAAGATTAGCCTTTTCGGAAGCGATTCCGCCGATGCGATGAGAGGCTTGGGGTTTAGCGGCCTGTATCTCGATGAGTACGGTGACTTTAAGCCCAGCGTATTCGGTAATGTGTTAAGACCGGCTCTTGCTGACAAAACCGGATGGTGCGTTTTTGCAGGCACTCCGAAGGGACGCAATCAGTTCTACGACATTTACCAGATTGCCCAGCGCATACCGGATGATTGGTTCCTGTTGCGCCTACCTGCCAGCGAGTCAGGGCTGCTGCCGCAGGGTGAACTTAACGCAGCGAAAGCCCAACTGTCGGAAGACCAATACCTCCAAGAGTTTGAGTGCAGTTTCGAGGCGGCTATCCTTGGCGCGTTCTTCGGCACAGAGATGCGACAGGCAGAGCCGCGTATTAACGAGCGTGTAGTTTTCGAGCCGGGGTATCCGGTACACACCGCATGGGACTTGGGCTACCGCGATGACACCGCAATATGGTGGTATCAAGTCGTGGGCGGCGAGGTGCGCGTTATCGACTTCTACGCAGTCTCGGGTGCAGACATCCGCGCTATTGCAGAGGTAGTCGTTAACAAGGGTTATCAGTACGGCAAACATCACCTGCCGCATGACGCACGGGCGAAGTCGCTTCAAACGGGGCGCAGCATCGTAGAGCAGTTGGCTGACCACCTCGGCATCAACCATTTGTCCGTGGTGCCGAACATCGGCTTGCAGGATGGAATTCAAGCAATTCGTCAAATGTTGCCCCGAACTTGGTTCAATTCCGTAAAATGTGGCGACGGAATAGAGGCTTTACGCCAGTATCAACGAGAGTATGATGAGGACAAGAAAGCGTTCAGGGCATCACCCCGACACGATTGGACATCACACCCTGCTGACGCTTTCCGTATGCTGGCAGTTGCGTGGAGGGCTGAACCGTCCGCGCAGAGGCCGTTAGAGAGCAAGACCTTGATTGTTGGGCCACAGAATGAGGTCACGCTAAACGATATGTGGCAGGTTCACGAGCGTAGCGTCTCAAGGAGGGCGCGAATATGAGTGGCGTAAATCTTCCGTATCAATACCCCTACGAGACGGTCGCCGTTTCGCAGACCGCGCAGGTGCTTGGCACTAACGGCGCAGCAAACGACTACTTGCATCGCATCGTGGTGACTGTCTCGACCGCTGCATCGTCCACGGTCAGCATCATCGACGGCAGCACGACCATCCTCGCCATCCCGGCCAATACCCCGGTTGGCGTGTATAGCCTTGAACTCAACCTCAACGCGGCTACCGGCCCGTGGAAGGTTACGACGGGTGCAGGCGCTGCCGTGCTGGCAGTTGGTTTGTTTAGCAAATGAACCGTAAGCCCGGACTCTACGCCAACATCCTAGCGAAGCAGGAGCGCATCAAGGCTGGCTCCGGCGAGAGGATGCGTAAGCCCGGAGAGGCTGGTGCGCCGACCGCAAAGGCGTTCCGCGAGTCTGCGAAGACGGCTAAACCAGAAAAAAAGGGTTACTGATGAGCGCAGCGTGGCAGCGTAGTGAAGGCAAGAACCCGAAGGGTGGCCTCAACGCCGCTGGTCGCGCATCGTACAAGCGTGAGACGGGCGGCACCCTCAAGCCCCCGGTGAAGGGCGGCGACAATCCTCGCCGCGCATCGTTCCTCGCACGCATGGGCAACATGGCTGGGCCGATGGAGAAGAACGGCAAGCCGACACGCCTCGCCCTTGCGCTGCGTGCGTGGGGTGCGTCGAGCAAGGAAGATGCGAAGGCAAAGGCCAGAGCCATCTCTGCGCGAAACAAGAAGGACTAACAGATGGACGAGAGCGTTAGCCGAGAACTTGAGAAGTACCTGCGGGTCATCGGCACCTATGAAAACGAGTTTGCCAAGTGGCAGGCTCGGGTAAAGAAACTCGTCAAGCGTTACCGCGACGACACCAGAGGCTCGGGCGGCAACGAAACCGCCAAGTTCAACATCCTCTGGAGCAATGTCCAGACGCTCATCCCTGCCGTCTACGCCAAACTGCCGAAGGCTGATGTAAGCAGACGCTTCGGCGATAACGACCCCGTTGGGCGTGTTGCTGCGCGGTTGGTCGAACGCGCCATCGACTTTGAGATTGAGCATTACCCCGATTTCCGCTCGACCATGAAATACGATGTCGAGGATAGGTTCCTCGGCGGTCGCGGCACGGCATGGGTGCGGTACGAGCCTCATGTTGCCCCCATTGGCGTAGAGGACGATGGCGTATCCATTACCTCTGCCATCGAACAGGGCGAGGGCGCACCGCCGCCGCTTGAAGAGATTGAGTACGAACGCGCCCCGGTCGATTATGTCCATTGGAAGGACTTTGGACACTCACAGGGCCGCACTTGGGAAGAGGTGGGGCAGGTATGGCGCTGGGTCTATATGACCCGTGAGGCGCTTGTAGAGCGTTTCGGCGAGGAAATGGCGCGTCAGATACCGACCGACCAAGGCCCGGAGACGCTCAACGCCTACCGCGACAGCAAGCGTCAGTACAACCTCGCCAAAATCTGCGAACTCTGGGACAAGGAGACGCTGAAGGTCTACTGGTTGTCGAAGGGTATGTCGCACTTCATTGATGTGCGTGACGACCCGCTTAACTTCGAGGGGTTCTTCCCCTGCCCGAAGCCGCTCTACGCCACGACGACCTCGGACAACCTTGTGCCTGTCCCCGACTTCGTGCTGTACCAAGACCAAGCGATGGAGTTGGACATCCTCTCCGACCGCATTGATGGTCTGGTCAAGGCGCTGCGTGTGCGCGGCGTGTACGATGCCAGCCAACCGGCGTTGCAGCGTCTGATGACCGAGGGCGACAACAATGCCCTTATCCCGGTGGACAAGTGGGCGGCGTTTAGCGAGAAGGGCGGCTTGAAGGGCAGCGTTGACCTGCTGCCGCTCGACACCATCGCGCAGGCGCTCATCCAATGCTATCAGGCACGCGCTGACATCAAGGGCCAGATATACGAAATCACGGGCATCAGCGACATCATCCGTGGTCAATCTGCGGCTTCAGAGACGGCAACGGCGCAGCAAATCAAGGGTCAGTACGCTGGCCTGCGCCTGCGGTCGATGCAGGAAGATGTGGCGCTCTTTGCAACCGAGGTCATCAGGCTCAAGGCGCAGGTGATGTGTATGCGGTACCAGCCGCAGACCATCCTCGCCTACTCTGCCGCAGAACAGATGTCGGACGCTGACAAGGCGCTCATCCCGCAGGCGTTGCAACTCATCCGCGACAATCCGCTGCGTAACTTCAGCA